GTTATTTTTTTCTATGTCGGATCCTAATGTAGAAGTTACTTGTGTTAAGTCTTTTTCTGCAAGTGTACTTTTAGTTTCTAACATTGTAATACGTTCTAATACACCAAAGTATGCCCACACACCAATTGCAACTGCAATCACAATAGAAATTAAGTTCTTCATCGGCATTGATATAGCTGTTTGATCTGATATGTCTAGTCTATTTTTTGTCATTTAATATTCCTTTTGATACAAGATACTTATGTAAAGGTGAATTTTTTAATTTGGCTGAAGCTTGTAACGACATACTTGCCATTGGTTTGTATTGACCTAAACCAGGACCTGATGGTCCTACTATACCAGCGGCACCTAATACTTCTTTAACTTCTTTCTTGTCATGGTCTTTCTGTGCAAGCATTGTTTTGCTATGACTACCAGTAACATACTCTTTAAATGATTTAAATTTAAACATTGTATTTGTTTTTAAAAGTTTTATATTCTTTAACTTCTTCTACCTTTAATTCGCCTTTAGGTTCTGTTAACTCATCAATCTTAACTTCTATACTATCAATCTTATCTAACACACCTTTTAAAACGACATTGTTATTGTCATCACCTTCTCTAATCTTTTCTTTAAATGTTTTTACAGGTTTAGCCAAAGATAAAGGGTCTCTTTTTAACATACCTTTAGTTAACTCTGATTTCTTTGTATGAACGCTATTGTCGTCACCTGTTCCTGCAACAGCAGTACCAGTGGCATTCGCTGGAGCATCCTCATCCATCTTGTTGATGATTTCGTCCATCATGTTTTTATAATGCTTTGTCATATTCTAACTCCGATATTAGTTCTCCGTTTTGTTCAAACACATCTACACCGAAACAGTTTGTAACTGGTGTTTCATCTATAGTTGGTATATTTATACTTTCAGCTATCATGGTTTCGTACTTACCGATCATTTTGAGATAAGTGATCACTGCTGATTCTATTACCAATTGGTGTTTTTCTACTTCTTTATTTTCTTTAAATAATAAAGCGGCTGCTACTGCAAAGGAACCTAGAGATCCTTTAATACCTACTTTACTTAATATTCTTTTAAGATTGAATACGAATCTATGAAGCATAGAGTATGATCTTTTCTCTGCTGTAGTTTGTATGGTTCTGTATTTTCTTAATACATTACCTTTGTCATCTATTATACCATATTTAAAAGCGGCTTGCTTTTTAAATGGTGTAACTAACATCTTTATTATTCTATATGTTATTAATAAATCTACGCCTCTGTTCATTATAGTTCCTCTAACATTTTTTTAATGTTACTATCTAGTTCTTGGTCATTTAGTTCATGTGGATATATGTACTCCAAATATTCTAAAAAGGTTTTTAATATACCCCAATACTTCATGTCTATCTTAAACAATAGTAGGGCAATTGCAACCTCAGCTCCAAAAACATTTTGTAAAACTATCAAGTGATTAACTACAAGTCTTACCTTTAAGTTTCCTGTAACACTATACTTACGAAATAACCTTTTGAGATACCTTATTCTTTTAATATCTTCATAAAATTCCTTCTCATCTTCTAGAGTAGGATTATCATAATAATGCTGTGCAAAAAGCAACCAGTTATCTTTGGTTATTTCTCTAAACATATCTACACCAATTTAGCGTAGACTTTACAAGTTCCTGTTTTTAATGTTTCGTATTTAACCTCTAGTTTAAGGCCACCCTCTTTTCTGTGAGATATACCATCATCATTAATATCAGAACCATCTATGTCCTTACCAAATCTTCCACCAAATTGTGACACCTCTGTTGTAACTGTGCCGTTATCTCCACTCATGTCAACTGGACCAACAGTTAAACCTGTTGTTTTAAGTTTTTCTCTTAACTCGTCAATTGCAAAAGATGGATTAATGTATTCTCTCTCAGCGATAGCACCTACAAAAGCATTAACTCTTTTAAGTACATCTGGGTTTTCAATGTTGTGAACACCGATATTGCTATCAGCAGGACTGTTAGCCGTTTCAACACCAACACCATCAACACCCTCGTGTATGTATTTTTTAAACGTTTTCATCTTCTTTGTTTTCCTTTTTAATTTGTTTATCTGACTCGGGTGTTTCAGCAGACTTATTACCACCTGCTAAAACATCCTCCTCAAATTCCTTCAAATCTTTTTCTTCTACGAAAGATTTAAATTTTTTCATCTGTTTGATTTCCTAATTTTATAAGTTTATCCATTTGTTGAATAGCACCGTTTAAAGCATTTAAATTGCCTTTCATCTGTGCTAAATTCATGTCTACACTTTTTATTTTAGTAGAAAGAGTTTCAAATTCTTGAACTAAAGATTCTCTTTCCGTTGTTAATAGTTTTTCATCAATTATCATAATTTATCCTATATGTTATGCTACTACGTGACCCTCTCCTGATATTACATACCAGAAAGATGATTTATACATCATAGTTACTGACTCACCTGGAGCATTTAATGTAACTGTTGTACCTTGTTTAAAATTACCTGGTGTTATTGTCACTGCATTAGTACCACCAGTTGAAGAATTAAGAATTGTCTTAATTTGTCCATCTGTAGTCGCTGCTGCTAATGAAATTGTTCCAATTGCTGAAGTAGCGTCAATCAAAGTTACTGCTGTTAATAGATCGGCTGCTTGTGCTGACCCACTTGCTGTAATTGTTTGTGCTGTTTGTTTTAATGCGATCCAAGTTGGAACATTATTAAAGATATCTTCAGCTGATATTTTTTTGTTGATTGGTGTTCCAGATGGATCATCTATCACGTGAAATAAGTCTGCTGTATCAAGACCATTACCTAGGTCTGTAAGTTGTGTTACTTTTTTGTCTGCCATTTTTTGTTTCTCCTATAAACCCTATATGTATTAAGGGAATTGTACTGTAGCCATAAGACTACATCATTGTTGTTATATTATATAGGGGCTTTTTAGGACCCCTATATTAATTGTGTTACTATGCCGGAGTGTAAACTTCACAAGTACCAGCAGCGTCAGCAATTGCTTGACTATTTGTAATAGTAGCGTCTGCGTCTGCTCTGTCTTTGATTGTGCCAGTGTTTAATACTAAAGCATTTGGACCAAATTTAAGTACGTCACCGTTTTGGCCTGATTTTGTATCATTAGCCTCTAAAGTGTATTCAAATACTAACTCGTCTGTACCTGAACCAGATACGTAATCTAACCAAGCTACTCTCGCACTGTTGCCTTCACTTACAGCAGGACCGTTAGTCATGTCAACTACCATATTTACGTAAGGGTTACCTGTTACGAGTACGTCTTCACTAAATGTAACTGTACTTTTAACTTTTCCACCAGCAAGTCTATTGAAATCATTAGAATCTTCTAGGTGTATTTTTGTAATGTTTGCCATCGTTTTTTATTTCCTCTTTTTATATTAAATTGTTTATTATGCTACAACTGTAATTGAACCAGCAGCTGTACCTATACCAGCAGCGTTAGTAATAGTAGAGTTCGTTGCCGTACCTCTATCTTTTACCGTACCACCGTTAAGTGCCATTGCGTTAGTACCAACTGTTAATACATCGTCAGCATTAGTAGCAGCGTCAGCAGCTCCTATTACTAAACTAAATGTCAATTCGTTACTATCTGATCCTGAAGCATAAGATAATACGTGAGGACCTCTACCTGTTCCAGTACCTTCGTTACCATTTGTTACTGATAATTGTGGTGTACCTGTTACAGTTACGTCTTCATTAAATCTTACTCTTGCTTGTAGTGTTGCGCCAGCAGATTTATCAAATGCTGTCGTAATAAATTCTATTTCAGTGATATTACCTGAACCCATAAGTGTTGCAAGTTGGTTTACTGCAACCAAAACTTCTGGTGTAGCAGCCGTGTTATCATTACCTGAAAGAATAGAACCCGCTTCTCTAACCCAGCCTGAAGAAGTAGCGTATACTTCTTTTTTTTCAGCCTCTGTTAGGTTTTTGGGTTTAATGTCGTTTCCCCATAAAGCCATATTGTTTTCTCCTTAATTAATTAATTAAACTTTGTTGTTATAACACTGGTATTTATAAGAGTTTTGTATTTAGAAACCTAGCTGTTTAAGCTGTCGGATAGTATTTGATGTTGAGGTGTGTACAATTCCTATGCCACCTTTGGCAGTGAATTGGTCTGTGTTTTTCTTGTAGTCATCTATCAAAATGGCTGGTTGGCCATTGTATTTTGCGTACTGTTGCTTCTCTGATCTTCTAACTAGATTAATTTTGGTACGTCCTAGACCAAGATTTGTCATTGCCCAATGTCTTTTCCCTGGTATACAGTTAGGATCAAAGCTTTCTTCTACGTATGCTGATAGTATATGAGTGTCGTGTTTCTTTATGTAAGACCATAGTTGTCTTGCACCTGTGTGCCATGGTAATGTGTGCCAGAATTTAGGTGTACTCTTTACTAGAGACCATTTTTCTTGCTTACTGCCATATGACCAGTTGGAAATTTTTATCTTATGTAACTTCTCAATACCCTTTACAAAGTCGCAAAGAACACCGTCCATATCACAATATATTCTAGGCGATTTATCCATAATAAGATTATACCTAGATTAAAATGATAAGTTAAGTTTAGGATTAAGTTCTACGTCTGTTTGTGGTTGCTTCGTCATAGTTTTACCCTTGTCTTTCGGAAGAACCTTATCTTTTTGTACTGGAGTATCTAGTGAAAGAGACTCTTTCTCTTTACTGCCTCTATTAGGTACATCAGCAGTTTCAGTTTTCATCTTATCTCTTAAATGTTTGTATGCAATACCAACTGATAGAGGTACTTCTCCTGTATCTTTGTTAGGTACTGGTTTAACTGCTTTGTTTTTTTCGTTTTCTAATTTTTGTTTTAGAAGTTCTAACTGACCTTTTAAAGTAATTATTTGTGCGTCTGCTGAATCTGTATCTTTTTCTTTAGCAAGTTTAATCTTATCTATATCGTTTCCTTTACCTGTGTCTTTCATTGCTCTGATCTTAGCGATCTTAACACCAGGTTTATTGTCTTTATCTATTGGTGGAATTGCTTTGTCTTTGTCTTCAACTTTTAAATACTTTGATTCTTTAGCTAACTTCTCTTTGTCGTCAGCTGCTTGTTCCCAAACTGATACGTCTTCTTTAATTTCGTTCTTTGCTGTATGCATTTTATCTATTTTAGTAAAGAAAGCAGTTTTTTCTTTTGGTGTCATACTACCAATACCTGATTTGCCTGTCTTACCTAATTCAGATTTGAATTTATCTTGGTAATCAGACTCGTTAGTATGTATTTGCATATCTTTAGCCATGGCTTCTAGGCTATTTGGTTTACTTTTAAAATAATCTTTTTTCATGTTTAATTTCCTCCTTGGTAAGTTTCAGGAGCTGATAACTTATCGTTAGTTTTTTCTATTGACTCAACTTCAGCGTCTTCAACTCTACCGCCACCACCTGGTCCTATTTTTTTTGTTGCTCTTGCTTTATCTAACTCGCTATATGCCTTGTCTTCGGCTTTGTCTTTGTTAGGAGCGTCAACGACCATATGAAAGCTATCGTAGCTACCTATTCCTTTGTAACTTAATTTACCTTCTATTTCCCATCTTGCTTCTGTTAAATCTTTTGTTGCACCAAATTTTTCTTTCATAATTTTAGCAACTAATTTCTTAGCACCATCTTGTGTTTCTTCTTTAGGTACACAGTTTGGTACTTGTTTGCCACCTTTAGATTTCATACCGACCATTTTATGGCTATCCCAACAAGGGTCGCTATCTTCTTTAACTTCTTCATTAGTTCTTTTTAAAACATTTTGAACATCAGGGTCTAGTGATAAACCTTTTGCAAGTTTTTCAATAGCTTCAACTGCACCTGAATAGTTACCACCTTTGTAACGTGGGTCATTTGCAATACCATATGCTTGTTTAATCTGTTGATCTGAAAATTTAGATACTGTTTCTGATACTATCTCTATCTCTTTAACACCATCTTTTTTCAATCTATCCATCATATCTTGTGCGTCTTTCTTATCAGCATGTTTCATACGTAAATTCTTTTTATTTAAAGGGTCTACATATTTTACTGTATAAGATTCTTCTTTCATTGGATTCATTGTAGTTACTTTCCATTTCATATTTCTTACTGAAAGTTTAGACATTGCACCAGATGAAACAAAAGGTATACCTGCACCTTTTAAAGTTTCTAAACCTTTATCATTTAATTTATCTAAAATATTCATCAACTGTCTTGCCTGAGCAGCGTTAATTGTTTTGCCTTTTAAAGGACCAAATTCAGTTTTTAATTTTTGTAACATAGCAGGAGAAAAAGACTCATCTAAATCTTTTTTGTCTTCACCTAGTATATCTTCAACTGTTTTTGTTGAAACTTTTAATGCTTTGGCAATTTCGGTTGCACTTGCACCATCTTGATCCATTGCATATATCTGGCTCATCTTGCCTTCGTGGAAATTTTCTTCTTTAACAACCTTAGCACCTTTACCATACATATCAACATATCTTTGTGCTTCATGTGAAGTATTATATCTTCCTAGTTCCATTGTTGAACCATCTTTTTTGGTAATTTGCACTGTAAATTTTTCGTCTAGTATTGCTTGTAGTTCTACTTCTTCATAAGACGCCTGTAATTTTTTAGGTTTAGGTTTAGTCTTTGGTTTCTCATCGTCTTTATCGTAAGCGTCTTCTTCTTTAAATACTATATCTTTAAGTACATTAATTTCTGCACCTGCGATTGCAACTTTAGTAGGCATGTCCATTTTAGCTATTGTAGCTTTAAGACCCGGTGTTACATCTTTCATAGATTTATTTGCCCATACTTTTTTAAGGTTGGCCAATTGATTATCTTTAAGAGTACCCATTAGAACGTTCTCTAATAAATTCTTATCTTGTCGTTCTTGGCTAAATGCATTTACTTCCTGCATTGCCTCTCCCATTGTTTTTCTATAGCTGCTCATTTTATTCCTTTGTTTGGGTGGTCTATAAGTCATTAATCATTTTTGTCACAGCCTGATCAAGCTTTACTTTCCATTCCTCTTTAAATCTTTGTTTATATTTATCTATTGTTTCACCTGAAGAAGCCCATTCTTTTACATTTATTTCAGATATTTTTGTATCTAAATCTGGTTGTGTAGGGTAACCTCTTTGCTTGGCGTCAATAGGTTTAGCGTCTGGTTTCTCACCAGGTGTCATTTCTTTAGTATGATTGGCATAGTCGGCGCCTATTTCATACGATTCTTTCTCAAATTTCATACGGATCTCTTTCTTTAAATCACCAAATATCTTTTTGTATTTCTGTTCCTTAAAGGTATCCTCTGAAACGGCTTTAAAACCATAGTCTACGTTTAAGTTATGTTCTCTCACTGCAACCTCTTTGTCACTTGCGATAGGAATACAATCCCATATCCAGCATTTGTGTAAATTGTTTTGATTGTCTTCTAGGACAATATAATTTGTACCTTTTCTTTTAACTGTACCTTGCATATCTTCTTTGACATAGGTAACTTGTTCTCCAATGTTGAAGATCATGTCTCTTAAATAAAGGTCTCTTATTTGTTGTTGTTCAAATTCAACCAAACTCATTGTTGGTTTACTGTTTTGAATTTCTTCTTTGATGTTCATTCCTTTTCTAACATCTTTCATTAATGCGTCTGCGTTTACACCTCTTGGTAAACCTTTTGCAAAATCTTTTAAGTCTCCTTTGGCAGCTGCAGCTCTCATTTTACTTGCACTCATACCAGAAGCACCATCGGCATCCGGATCTCTTTCACCGGCAGATATAACTTCTATCTTTTTAAAATCATAGTAACCATGTCTACTTTGTACATCGTTATATTTTGTAAGTATACCTTTAAACTCACTTACTCTATCACTACCTACAACCATTTTAAGAACATTGTAACCTTTCTTAAATAACGTAGTAGCAATATCTAATATCATATTTGATTTATTAATCTCTATGTTTTTTGCGTGTGTAGGAAACATCTTTTTCATGTAAGATAATTTATCACTAGGAGATAATGGATTCTTTTTAGTATCTTCACTTCTACTTAAAAATACTTTATAATCTCTGGCTGCCTGAGCAACTTTCTTAATAAGTTTTTCGTGACCTATTGTAGGTGGATTAAATCTACCAAATGTAAATGCAACCTCTTTAGTAACAACTACTGCTTCAGTAACTTGTTCAGGTAACCCGGCGTCTGTCACTGCCTTACCAAATTCATTGTAATCTATACCAGCATGTTGAGCTGCCTTATTCTTGGCGTCTTTCATACCTTGCTTTAGATATTTCATGTACAGTTCAATACCGGCTTTCATTCTAGGTGCCTTAATTGTTCTTCTAATTATATCAGACCATGCTGAGGCAATTGATTCTGCACTCATACCATCAACGTCTTCTATTCTTAAAGATTTAATTTCATCGTCTGTAACTTTACCATCATCTAAAATCATTTTACATTTTTTGTAGAACTTTAAGTAATGGTATTTTTCTAACATCTTATAGATAACATTTTTAGGTAATCTATTCTTAACACCGAATTTTCTAATTTCATCTGGTGACATGTCAGTATTAAATGCTGATCTTCTTTCGGCGTCTACAACATCTCCGATTTTAATTATGTCACTAATACTATCTTCTATTTCATCTAACTTTTCATTAATCTTTTCTTGTAGATTTAAAATGTCGTTAGGTTTTAATTCTGTTAATTCATTATAATCTATAATGTCTCTTTTTAATTCACCTTTAACTACGTCTAACTCTTGTACTTTTCTTTCAAACTCTTGTACATATAGATTAGTATCAAATACAAAGTCGTCAGGTTTCTTAACAAATTTATTATTTGTTATATCAAATACTGCGTCTGCTTTTTTGTTTTGATCATCGTAAGTTTCTTCATCTGTAATAAAGTAATAGTTAATAGGGTGTTGTGTACCTGGTATTAATTTACCTTGAATATTTTTTGGGTTCTTTGCTGACAAATACTTTTGAGAAAGGTCAACTCTTTCTTGTTCTTGTTTTTCTTTTGGTATATCAAACAGTATATTAATGTCCAAGTCTGCGTCATTTCTATATCTATGTGTTAGTATTGAACCGATTAAAGCAACCTTTAAAACAGGATATTCTTTTTTAAACTGAAAGATTTGATCGTCAATCTGTTTTAGAACACTCTTTTTTATTGTAGGTTTTTTAGTATCTGCATTATCAAACACAGCTGGTGCATATGTTCTTCTAGGTATATCTATAATACTTTCTTTGATTATGTAGTCTTTAAAATTTGTTATCATTTTCTCATCTTTGCCAGTGAATTTTTTGCCTCTAGTTCTTTTGCTATCCATTGTTTAGCAAGATAGTTATCTGGATTTCTACTTATTTGTCTTCTAATATATTTACTTGCTGTAGCTACCGTATTAGTGACAAGTTCTTTTTCTGATCTGTTATTGTCAACAACTAACATGTTCATTGGTTTAAATGTAGTTTGAAAACTACCAATGTTTTGTTGTACTTTGTTCCAACTATTCTGTACAATGTATTCAGGTACAGACCTAGGTCTATTTAAGTTTCTTTGTTGTGCAACTTCTAAACTTGTGTTTACAAAGATCATATACGTATCATAGCCAATCGCCTTTAACATAGAGTGTTGTCTTGTAATAACTGTCTTATCTCTACCTGTTGCGTCTATGATTAATCCTAATCTGCCTTGTACATATTGTTCCAATTGAGAACCTGCTGTAAGTTTTGATCTTCTTCTCACAATGTCTCTAAAGTATTCTTCATGGTCTGGCATTTTTAATGATAAATTTGCCTTTAACAAACTTCTTTCAAAGATTGTATCCGAATTAACTACTTTCAATCCTGTACCAGCAAATGCTGATTGTGTAATAAAAGTCTTGCCCGAACCTGGACCACCTGCTAAAAAGAAAGCTTTGAATATACCTGGATCGTACACTCCCTCTTGTAACATTGTGTTGACTTCTTTAATTGTTTTCATTATTCGTCTTTAAAGTCCTTGAAGTAATCTTTGTTAGTAGCGTTACCTGGTTTATATACACTCTCTGTATTAACAATACCAGACTGTTCATCAATTATTTGTTGTGTGTCTGTTGCATAAGCTTTGATTGCTTGTATAATTGCATAAGTACCGTCAACTCTTCCCATAGATAGAACATCTAAAAAACCAATGTCCATAATATCATGTGTATTAAACTCAATGATTTCTTTCGGCGTATGACCTGAGAAAATATTTTTAAGTATGTAAACAACTCCTCTTGCTTCATGTGAGTCTGCGTCCATTTCTAGTATCATATTATCACCTTTTAATGATGGTAATACCCATACCTGACTTACACAACCATAAACTCTATAACCTTGTATTCTCTGTGTCTTCTCATCTAATTTAACAACACCTTTACTTTGTTGTATTAGATACATAAACTTTTCTTTTGGTTCTAACTGAGCAAAGTTATGTTTCCATGCTTCGCACTTTTCAGTCATTGTTAAATTTCCTTTTAAGGGGTCATAGTTTTCATTCACTCTTATAATCTCCGGTTCTACATAAGGAACTTCTTCCGTTGGTTGTTCCTTTGATGGTTCTGGCGTAGGAAACTTCATCGTTTCTGGTTCATCAATTGGTGGTAAACCAGCCGCTTGTCGTTCCATTGCCTGTATTTGATTTTCTTCTTCTTGTGCTTGTGCTATCTCTTTGTCAAATCCTTCTTTCGCTGACTTGGCGATAGCCTTGGAAAGTTTTTTCATTCCACCTTTTATATACATAGTATCTCCATTTTTAATTATCTACCTTTGCACCAGCTCTCCATTGATAACATGACCAATATCTTGCCTTCCATTTAGGACCTGGATTTTCACAGTTGTGCCTTGCTCTGAAAGATTTACGTCTTGCTTCACTGTCTCTTTTGATTTCCATATTAGGATCACCAAAAGTTACCTTGACAACATTACCTTTATCGTTCTTAACATACACTGCAAACTTACCTGGTCCACCAGGTGTTCTAGTAGGGTTGTTTAGTTTTACTTTCTTTCCTTGATGTTCAATTTCTTCAACTACAAGGTCGTCATATTTCATATCTTCGCATAAGCTATCAATATGATCTAATTTGTTTTCGTATTCTTTATAAGTTTTCATTGTTTATATTTATCCTTTGACCCAATCTTTACTAATCGTGAAGTTGGCTCTACTAAATTCTAGTCTATCCACAAGTTTAACTGCACCCGCTGATCTATCTACTGCAACATAACCCTCTGGATTAGTTACTCTGTAACCTGTTGATGTTCTTATGAAGTGACCTATGTTTTGTACTTGTGATAGCTTACTTACTAAAAAGTTCTTTGCATTTTGTAAACTGATATGACTAGCGATTGCAAAATACAATGCTGATTCATTTCTATCAATATACTTTAAATTTGTATCTAATATATCTCTATATTTTTGTTTACCTTTATCTGATTTCTTGGCGTCTATCTCTGCCTGTAATATGTTCTTGTAGTAATCTCTAAACATACCTTGCATTGATTTTACTTTGGCCATATGGCCTTGTGTGTTTCTTATATAGTGATTGAAGAAAGATTTTAATCTATACCCTACAGATAAGGCGTCTTTGTTTCTTGACATTTCATTTAGTATTGTTGAAGCTTTACTTAAAGAACCCTCTGCCATTCTTATTAGACTATCAAATCTAGATAGTTCACTCTTTGTAAATGTAGATGAACCAGATGTATCAGTGTAACCAGCACTTGCTAAAAATATAGAAGATGATCCTGATTTACCAGACACAGTACCAAAACCAGCATTTAATGATTTCATAGTTTTGCCTGAATAGTAAGTATGAAATACTATTCCTATTCTTGCTCTTCTAATTTTTTTACCTATTGTTGAGTTGGCTGGTACAGCATATGTAATAGTGTTTGGTGTAAATGTAATCATACTTTCACCGTCTATAACTTTTGTTACTGTATCATTTGTAAAAAGTAAATCGCCTTGGTAGATACCTCTTATTCTTAATCTTTTTAATTCTCTTAAACATACATTCAATTTCTCTGCAACCGGACCTGAATGGTTGGAAGATATATCACCTGAAGTATAATTGATTTTTGGTGTTGCGTTGAATACTGATTTAGTACCAACAAAGAATTTACCATTTTCTGGATTAATACCTGCTACAATAGCGGGAGCACCGTCCCACTTAACAGACATATTTACTTTACCACCAGATGAACCTGCTAGCATGTTTCTAATTGACTTTAGAAACTTAACAGCATTATCTCCACCTACAGAACCCCTATTAATTATATCGTCTTCTAGGTGTTCTAAATGTGTGTTCTTTTCTTTTGTAATAAAACCTTTAAAATTAAACATATTTCCTTCATTTATTCCATAACTATAATCACTATCCCATTTAATAACTCAAACAACATTTTTGTTGTTACCTCTATTTATACTAGTACAACTTGCCAAATGGACCAAATTGCGACCCTCTTTTCTCTGCCAAGTACACCATATCTGTAAGCATTTTGTTTCTTTTTGCTTCTGGTATCTTGTAAATACAATAAAGAAAGTCTAGTTCCATTAGCTTTGTATGTGATACACCGTTCTTTAAGTCAGCCGAGTTGAACGATCTGATCATATTAGGTGTAAAATCACTATTCTTTATACCCGTTTCCGTCTTTTTATTTACAAAATCAAATCTATTTTGGTAAACCTTTTTTACTTTATCAAAATCTTTTAAAGTTTTAGGATACATTTGATGTTTGTTTACAAAAAACTTACTAGCATTGTTACCTACACCATACTCTAGTAGTAATTTGGCTAGTAAATCTAACGGCACTTTACCTACACGAGCAGCTCCAGCACCTTTAAACTTACCATCAAATTTTAAATTCTGATTAAATCCTTTTCCGTTTTGTCTGACCTGAAATTCGCATACATCATTAGAAGATTTAATATCTATTCTCATATCAGAGGACGATAATGTTTTGTCTGATTGAGTTTTCATATTCATAACTGACTTATCTAACTTCATTACAAACTTGGCGTCTTTCATTAATGCGTTTTTAGTATTTACTTCTTCAAATCTTGCTACGTTACCTGATACTTTCTTTAAAGATACACCTGCTAATTTATTTTTTGCATATAGTATCTTCATCACATCATTTAATTTTGAAATAGATACAGACTTGCCTGCCATGGCCTGATCAATAGTTTTTCTTACTAAAGTTTCATTACTAATTAACCATATGTCAGCAGGATTCCAACTATCTTTTTTAGATATTTTAAACTTGTCTCTTATTAAGTTAGAGATATAAGTCATAAAACCACCGTCTCTATTATATTCTGTAAAGTTTACACCAGAAAAAACTTCTAACATCTTCTTTTGTTGTTGATAAAAATTATCCAGCCAACCATCTTCCATAACATCTGGATATATTGCTACTAGTTCTTTATACTTTACGTCTCTTGATATATCTTCAGGACATGTATACTTCTTTTTATCTTTTAATGATCTTTGAATAATCCAAAGTGAGGCAAGTTCTTGTTTCTGTACAACTGTTGCGTCTAGAGAACCTACTGATTTCTTACCTGTCTCTACAAACTTAATTTTAAATTCTTGTATTATAACGTCTGCTGATTTTTTAGCACCTTGTTTAATGGTTGCGTCATACTTCTTTATTAGTAAATCACATACCTTATAAAAATTTGAAGGAGTAAGTTTTACTGTGTACGTCTTACTTTTAGTTACCGGAGCGTCATCGCCATAGTAACCACCCTCGTCCATCAATTTTAATATAGATGTAAAATCACCTTTTAATTTTGAAGGTACGTGTTGTACCAGTGTTGATAGTGTTGCTAAATTGTATGCCATAACTTTCTTATACCATATTTATAAGAAGATGGCAAGTACTATATGTTGTTAATCCATAGAAACTTTGGAACACCACCGTTCATTTCCCACACTCTATTTTTGTTTTGAAATTTAACTAGTTTATCTGCGTCTTCTTCAAAAAAATAATGTGCAATAATATTATTAGTTGGTTTCTCTTTAACTTGCCATATAATCTTACGACCTTTCTTAACCATCTTCTTTGAATAAGATACCTTATCGTAATCTTTATTTGCTCTAGGTCTTCTATCTTCTTTATTAAATCTTACTTTTTGTGTAGCCATATTATACTTTAAAATCCGAAAATTTATCGTAAGGGTTATCTATTTTTTTAGGTTCTGGTCCTTTGTCTACAATGTTTTGAGCATTGTTTTCAACATCATATAGTTTCATCTTGGCTCTATCTACACCTATAATGAAAGAACGATGTAAAGAAGGATCGTTATACCTATTCTTTAATTGTTTTACTTTCATTTGTCCTAACTGCTCTAGCTCTTCATTAGACATCAAAGCAAACATAAAGTCTGCCGTTGCTGGAAGACCAAATGATTCAGATGTATCTTCTAAACCAATATCAGTTGAAACAAATCCTGTTCTAGTTGTTTGAGTTGCACTAAAGATAGGCATATCAAACTCTACGGCAAGTCCTCTTAATTCTTCAGCGATTGCCTTAATATAAAAATACGATGATATATTACCACCTTTAAATCTACTACTAGAACAAATGTTTAGATAATCAATAAACAACACTTGTGGTTTAAAACTTTTCTTTAAAGACAGTTCATTTAATAAACTTCTAAAGTGACCACTATGAGCAGACGCTGTAGGATATTCTTTTATAATTAATTGACCTTTAGTCTTATCTTTAATTTTTGTTATCTTATCTTCATATAATGATTTTGGCATATCATGTAGATCGTCCATAGAAACATCTAATAAGTTAGCGTCTATTCTTTCTGCAATTCTTTCCTCTGCCATTTCTAAAGTAATATATAATACGTTTAATCCTTGTGCTAAGAAACTAGCAGCTACGTGGCACATGAACAATGATTTACCAACACCTGTACCTGCAAGAGCAATATTTAAAGTCTTACTTGGTACACCACCTTTTGTAATTCTATTGAAGTAACCTAAATCAAATTGATACTTCTTTTCTTTTGTATGATACCAATTAAATCTTTCATCACTGTCGTTAAGATAGTCATGCCCGATATGATTGTCAAATGAAACTGATAAGGCGTCTGCCAAGATACTTGGTATCGCCTCCGATTGTCTCTCTTTGTCTTTACCATCAAGTATCTTAATACCATCAAGTACGGCATTATGTACTGCTCTATCTTTACAAAACTTTTCTGTAGTATCTATAAGCCATTTTGAATCAACATCTTCAGGACTTAACTGTGCCACTAAATCTTTTACACCAGCAACGTCTTGATCATTTAAATCTTTTCTGTAACCCATTTCAACCAAAATGGTTTCTTTAGTAGGAAGATTCTGATACTTCTCAACAAAGGAATATATTTCTGAAAACAATATTGATTCTTCTCTTTTAGAAAAGTATATGTCTTTTAAAAACGGTATTGCTTTTCGCATATACAGTTCGTTAAACATTAAGTTTCTTAATATGGTGACTTCTATTCTTTCGTTATTCACTGAACTCTACCTTTCCATTATTTAATTGTTGTTCCATTACTTCTATCAATATGTCACCTATGTAATCTATAAACTCTTGGTTCTCAATGTCTTTTGATTCTGGATTGGTTAGTATATCATAATCAAACTTCATTGGCAATGTACCATCTGGCTTTTCGTCTTTAGCAAACGCAACTTTACCGTACTTGTAGATTACATTTCTGTACTTATCTTCAAGTAACTTTATAGCCGTAAAATCGTCACCAGTCTTTTGTGCAAAGACATACTTCTTATTCTTCGTCTGATCCGTATTTGAATTTTTTGTTGGCGTATTCATCTATTTTGGTTAATATCTCCTTTGTAAAATACTTTTCTGGATCGTCATTGATGGTTTTACCAAACACCTTACCTTGTGGTGTTTCAAATCTTGTAGAAGTTTTGGTAAAGATACCGGCTGCTTCTGCCATATCTAATAAACCATAGTGCTTATCAAGACCTTTTTTATAGGTTAACTTAACATCAATTTGTGCGTTTTCTTTTGTCAATCTAGACTTATAATTTTTACAATGTATAATATTACCAACTACTTCCGTACCTTCTTTTTCTTTACGTTTACTTAAATAGATGATTGATGAGGCAGCGTATTTTAGTCCTGAACCACCTCCCATTTCTTTTTGAGGGAACATTGAACCAATAACATCATACGTATGATTGGTCATAATCATAGGAATACCTGCTTTACCTAGTTTCAATGTTAATACTCTAAAAGTTGACTTAACAATTTGTGATCTTGTCATGTCTCTTGTTTCTTTACCAGCGGCTGTGTCTTCCATTTCTTTCGTAGTAGATAACATACCTAAACTATCTAATACAAACAACAAAGGTTTTCTAGTCTTCTCTGGTTGTTCTAAATATTTGTCAATAATTTTTATTGATTGAGCTCTAAATTCTTGTACTGTAGCAACTGGTACAACAACCATTCTAGTACCATCAACACCACGACTTTCAATCATGTCTTTTGATACGGCACTTTCTGATTCAAAGTAAATAACACCAGCGTCTTTGTTTACATCTAAAAAATTCTGTACAATACCTAATGCAAAAAATGTTTTACCTGTTGCTGCCTCGCCGGCGATTGCTGTAATTTTGTTTGCTGGTAATCCACCATAGATACTACCAGATAGTAGAGCATTAAAAGAATAAGAACCTGTGTCAATGAAACTTGATACATCACTATCCATACCATCACTTACTAAGCCTGCATACTCATTTCCACTCTCTTTGATTATGTCTTTTAAAAAATCACTCATATTATTATCTCCTTAATTATAATGTACTAACTATAACATATCTTTTAGATATTGTCAAGCTTGTACTGTTTTCATTTTCTTAAAGGACACCTTAAATTTCTTTGGTGTTCCTTCGTTCCATAGTCTATACTTCTCATCTTGTGGAACCCAATCTTTAGGTGGCTCTTCATACTCGTCCGGTTGTATTTTGTTCCATAAATCTTTTTTTAGTTCATCACCGTTTTTACCATTGGTAAACCTAAAGTTTGAACCTATATTGTCGCATACATTACATAGTTGTTCGTAATTGTATTCTCTCTTCCTTTGGAAGTCCCAATATTCTTTTAATTCGTTATAGTGATTCTCTGCTATTGCCATCAATGTCACCTGATAATGTCTATTTCTGCCTCTGGTGTCCAGATTTCTAAATCATTCCTTAATCTACCATCTTCTTTTAGTTTATTATATCTTGATTCTGCTTTCTTTTTCCACCATTGTATGATATTATTTAGTTCAAATTTATCCCAATTCTCACCTTTGATTATTTCTTTAGTGTTATCTTTTACTATATCTAGATAGTTCTTGATACCATAGTCACTAACATAGTATCTTTTTCTTTCAGTTAGTTTCTTTGCATTACTTATAGTTGTATTAAAAGTTTCTAAATTATTACCTGATAGTGATCTTTTAACTAAAGCAATTATAGCTTGTGTTTGTTTTAATTTTCTACTTGAAGCGTCTTGTTTAACAAGTTGACCAACGCAATCTTCAGCATAGTCAGATAGGTCATGGAAAGGTTTGCCATGTATCAAAGGTATGAAGTCACTATCAGTTAAACCTTTGTATCTTAAATAAGGCTTCATGCCATCATATTGACTTGATGATTTACTATTACCATATAAACTTGTAGTTTCAAATAATGATAAGTTCATACCATATTTTGTATTTAATTTTTCTCTTATAGTGTGACTACAACATATAGCTGCTAATAGTTTACCACCTAGGTAATTAAAACCAAAAGGTTGAGTTGGTACTATAACAAATCCCATAATAGAAGTCTTATTAAAACTTACTAATTCTGGTACATGAGTTAATAATTCGTTTCTTGGTTTCATGTTTATAACAGGAGAACCACATCTTATAAAACCTACCCATTGACCACTATTCTTTTCTCTTATTGCAATCTTTAAATTTTTACCAGGTACACTTGACATATTAGTATGAGAAGAAGTCATATTTAATAATGTATCATACGTCTCATTATCTGGTTCTAATATTTCAAAGTCCATATCTTTAGGTGACATATCAAAGTTTGAAAATATTTCACCCTCTAAACCCATTCCAGGTAATGCAGCCGGTACATCTGATATTTGAGATAGTTTTTGATCTCTCATATACTGATCTATACGACTAAACTTACCGAAGTAATCATTAAATATGTTAGCACAATACAATGCCTGTTCAGTAGTTAATGTTTTAGTTTTCATAGTTATAGTATATCATGTTTAATTAAATTTGTCAACCTGGTTTCCCCATACGTCCCAGCCAGGCATAGAAGTTCTAGCAAATAATTCTATTCTTGGTAAATCACCACACAATTCAACTATATCACTTCGTATTCTATCTGGTTTTCTACTGTGTTCTCTACGTTCACTCACAACTAATCTATCTACATTTTTACCAACTCTTTTAGGTTTACCTTTTGTTGCCAAGATACATGTTTCAGTGTTGGCCCTAGTCCAATATCCAGGTCCTTTAAAGAAGTAATTTTTTATTCTAGTCTTATTTGTTTTTGCCCATGTGAAACCTACTGTCTTGTATGTAAATCCCCACTTCTCAACTAGAGGTATTTGTTTGTGTAATAATGGGTCTGTACACCACATAAACAATACACAATCGGTATCTGCAAGATCACCTATTGGTAAATTTTCTATATCTTTCATTGTCATAGTAGGATAATGTTTATCTGGATTAGTCTGAGCAGTTTCATTATTATAATTCTGGAAATGCCAAGGAGGATCGGCATAGATTATGTTATATTTTTTTGTTGAGATCATATTCAAAATTTTGTGTTACATCATTTATATGTACTTGTTTAGCACCGTTCTTAATGTGAAAATGAGTTGCCATTGGTGTTAGAGGAGATAAAGTAACTAGTCTTTTATATTGTTTTTCTTTTACATACTTGGCTAGTTTATTAATAATCTCTTGACCTGCACCTCGTTTACGAGACCATACTGTATATGCAACAACAACGTTACCGTCTTTTACTCTGGACATATAATCCATTTCTCTAACAGTATGTGGCACTTCAGGACAAACTGCAATACAAACAATTGCTATAATCTTATCTTCGTATTTTAATCCTAGTATCTTTCTATCGTGTGTAATTCTAAAACCTAGAGTCAGTTCAGGTCTAACTGGATCCTCGGATACATCTATGTCGTCTAGTTCAACTAGTTCAGTACCTTTAACCCACTTAAAAAAGTCTTCTATATATTTTTTCATCTAACTAAAAAATGCATCCAAACTTGCTTTCTTTTCTTGTGACCAACCAATAGCCTGTAAGATAAATCTCATAGGGTCAAGGAAAGTCTTTTCAAATTGTGTTTCGTAATCTATATATTCTTGTAGTTTAAACTCTACAGGTAAGGTTGTAATATAACTTATCACATCAAATCTAAATGGATTAGCTTCTTTTAATTTTAAGAATTTAATCTTATCTCCTTCTTTAATGAAAGGATATTGTTTATGTAATTTAAGTTCTCGTAGTTTTTGATTATATATTAAAGAACCTTTAACATGTATTGGTGTACCTTTACTGAATATGGTTGCTGGGTTTCTATACTTTTTAATATTGTTACATGATCTAGGAAAAGATATTGCTTCAGCAGACAAACTATTAAACTCTGTTTTAAATTCTGCAATGAATTTCTGTAAAGTATCTTCATCTTTATTCATAATGATTTTGATTGCTTCTTTAATCTTACCTCTACAAACTTGTGGTGTTGATGATTTAACTGCCTCAATACCCATGATCTTTAATTTAGGTTCAGAAAGTCTTACACCCTCATCATCTAATACGTTTAACATATATCTTTTCTTTGCAACCCATATACCTTTGTTGGCAATTACTTCTCGTTTCATTACCATACAGTTCTTAAATGCATTTGTATAGTCAGATAGTTCATCAAAACATTTTTCAATAAAAGGTTCTAGTCTACTGTTA